GGTTGACGCGCTGGGGTACTGGATCGTGTCCAGTTCTAGGACTCTGGTTCCCATTTAAAATCCTTTCTATTATTCTACTAATCCTTCGTAGTATTCTGTTTTGCCTTCAACTCTTTTAGCGGTTAATACCTCACCTTTGTTGTCACCTCCGGCATCAAAACTACAGTGTACCCAGCCAGAATTTGGCCCCTCGTCTTTGTTGTAGAACTCAAGTATTAACTGTTTAAATTCAAGGTTGTCTTTTATATATTTAGCCAACTCAATGTTGCTTACTTCTTCGCTCTTTACTTCAAAATCTGCCGCTCTTCCGTGGCAGTGATCTGAGGTTTTACTACCTCCAATCAAAGTATTCAAAGCCTCGGCTCTTAGTCCTGAACTAACTGATATTACACCGTATTTATCTCTTACTGGTTGCAATACTCGTTGACAAAGTGCGGTCAGATTAACCAGTTGTTCTTCATCAGGACTGTTACTTATCCCGTTTCTGATCGCTGTCTGTGAGTAAGTTAGCTCCTTGAGAGAAAAGTTTTTACTTAGTTTCAATACTTGTCCCTTTTCTGCATGTGGTATCCAGGCATTGCCGCCATAGGTCCTTTCTTTTTCATGTGTGGCATAGCTGCCATTGGGCCCTTTTTCTTTTTACCGTGAGCCATTACTGCCATTTTGGGTTTCTTCCCCATTCCACCGCCATACATAACGGCTTTTGGTTTTTTCTTTTTACCCATGCCATAAGCCATAGTTGCCGTTGGCTCTTCCTCATTAGCCCTGGTCTTCTTCATTCTCTGTCCCATAGTCATACCGCTCTTGGCTTCGTCAAGACGACCGACCATGCTTTTCTTTTCGTACTCACGCATAGCCTTAAAGTCTGCCCCTGTGATCTTATTCGCAGGCGGAGCTTGTTTGGCTATCTTCTTTTGTTTAGGGGTCATGTTACTCCTTTTCTTTGCCCAGGCGTTTGCCTCAGCTTCAGTATTAAAAACTTTAAGGGTCTTGCCCTTGTTAGGGCCTACCGATGGTTGTATATGGTACTTACCATCAATCTCGTAAGTTTTGGTTAACTCATGCAACTTAAATCCTTAATTGCAATTCCACTTCCTAAGAGACTTATTAATCCTTGAATTAGGATCGTTAGCAGTTTCACTGGATGTTAGTTTCTTTTTCATTCCACTCATCCTGGCACAAAAACTTTTTTTCCTGCCTTTTGATTCTTTGGTCTTAGGATTGGGTGCAGGAGGCTTTAATGTTCCCTTGGTGTAACTAGCTCTACCCTTAGCATTCAAACCGCCTGATGGGTTCTGACCCTCTTTACGAGTCCAAGCAGGAGACATGACTGGTGTCAAACCTCTCCGCTCAAGCATCCCTTTCACGCCATTCCTCTTTTTTCCAACATGCCCATCATAGGCATCTTCTTGTAAGCCGCCACACTGACAGGCGTTTTCTTTTTCTTCTTAGATGTCTTCTGGCTACGGGCGATAGCAGCATCGGTAGGGGCCCCCTCAGATCCGGGGGTCCTCATCTTCTCACCGCTACCCGCTTTTATCCTCTTGCGCTTAGCATGGATATTTGCCCAAAGTCCGTCGCTCATCCGAACATGTCCTTCATAGATTTAAAACCGTTGTCGGTCATTTTATCAATGTGATCGTCTAGTTCTTTCTGAGCATCATCATCTAAGTGTTCTGTGATCTTACCAAGCACATGCTCCTTCATTAAGGATTGAGCCTGGTCTGCCACCAGTCCTTGAATCGCATTCATTAGCATTCCAACTAACATAGTCTTCCTTATTATTTAGGTGCGGTTATGTCCACACGTTGCTCTAGTTTGGGTGGCGTGTCACCGTTGCCATTCCCGTTTTCTGTAGTATCGCTCTTTGGATCTCCATACATGAATGAACCAATTTGCGAAATCAGAACCGTCAGGGCTCCAATCACCGACACGAGAAGTGTCGAAGTCTTGTCATCCATTTCCGTTGGATGATACATAAGGCTGTATATTGTAAAGGCATATATACCAAGGATTAAGATCGCGAGAAGAAAGCGGAACGAGGCTCTCCGTAATACAATTTTTTCTGTAACGGTGTATACCGGCTGATTGCTTTTTTTATTTTCCTTCGGTGCTGGAGGATCTGTCCTCGTAATTTTCTCTATCGTCTCTGCCATTACTTCCTGCTGGTTATTTCTTTGATTGCTAAAGTGTTAGCTTCCAATGCTAGTTTAATCTGTAGTATTGCATCACTGCTTTTCTCGATCATGTCGAGCAACCGAGCATCATGCTCTTCGTCCTTCTTCCAGAACTCTTCTCGTTCTGCTTTTGCTAGTTCACTTTGGTATCTAATGAACCAAAATGCAGCGATGATCACACAGGCTGGTATGCCCAGGTCCATCACCATTTGATATAACGTGCTTACTTCTGGCATAGCTTCAGGTGCTGGGTAGTTGTAGTATTGTGCATCTGCCGGGTTTGTCATTCCGTGATGGTGTCCACTCATATTGATGTAGGCTCCGGCATTGCTTGTGTTGATCTTGAATCACAAGCTATTGATGCTTCAGTAAAAAAACGAGTCAAATTATCTGTGTCTGCACCTTTATAATATTTAGAGGAATATGTTTCTCTGCTTTTGTCAATCACGCAATCACAATGCTCCATGTGAAAGGGTGGCGGAAAATGTGGTGCTGACCTCATTCTACTTTGATAACAAATATGCCACATGCCCCGAATCTGTGCGGTCGTGTGGTCACCGGAATATTTAGCACGGACCTTTATAATTTTATCTTCTGTCGTGCAGGCGGTAATAATAAATAGGAATATTATCGCTAGTGTACTTACTTTTTTCACTCACACTTAATAGCTTTTAGTTCATCAGTCGTTTTACAAGAATCTACTTGTTTAGTTATATCTCTCAGTCTGTTTTTTTCTGCGACGATTGCTGTTGTATCTGCCCCGGACTCTTGTGCTTTCATAAACAAAATATCCTGTGCTTCTAGTAATGGTTTTCTTTCAAATCTAAGACGTTCCTTAGTAATGTCTTTAGCTTTTGTAATGTTTATTGAAAAACTCATGCTTCATTCTCTCCGTGTCCGTCAAAATCTGAAAAGTCCCACTCCCAAGCATCTCTAAAATCTCTATCTTTTGGCAACACATCATCTTCTACAATTTTGTATTTATCACCTTTTTTAACAACTTTTTTTGCAAGTGCTTCCATTCCGTCTCCCCACTCATCAGAAGGGAAGGTTACTGAAATGCCACCGTCTGAATTCGGATGTAAAATTTTCATTAGTTTTTCCTAAATATTGCAACTTGACAGTAGCTATTGTCTGCCTGTGAACTTTCTCTCCTGCCGTGTACTCTTACAGAAGTAGAAGTTGACTGATCAGTACGAATACCAATAAAAGAAGTTATGTTACCTGAAGTATAATCTGGGTGAAAACTTGTTACTCCAACATAATCGGTTGGAATTGGTTTAATAAAATTAACTGTGGTTATTCCTGTACCACCATCTGTGCAACCTGCTACATTATATGAGTGATGTATACTTTCATTTGTCATGCTAAAATTACAAAACATTTTGCAAGTATCATTTGCTTCATCTACTACTTTTGATCTTGAAAAACTTTGATTAATTATTCCACTCATATTAGCTCCAATCTTGGTCTATGTAAGTGATATACCAGTCACCATCAGTATGTGCATTATAAACATCTAAATCATCATCTTCTTCCATAACAAATTTATCATTCCATACAAAAGTACCACCACTTGCGACAGGTGTTGAACCTAATATACTTACATCACTTGTACCATCATTTACTCTTATTTCGATGTTAGCGTTTGATGATGTCCTATTAACGAATATTATAGAAAGTATTGTGTATATATGCCCTGCGGTTCCCGATATAACGTCATGTTGCCTTCCAGCATTTAGCGCATGTACTGTAACTCGTCTTAATCGTTCTGAGCCTGAACCAGTCGGCATATTTAATGAGCTACCAGAGGCTACTACTGTTCCTGAATTGTCTGACATATTAATATCCTAATGCGAGTGCTTGAT